TATGGTAACCAACTTGGTTGCGAAGGCGGATTGATCTTTGGTGCCAAGAAATCTGTTTTCAACAGTGCGGACTTCGGAGTGATTACTCTCTCCGGCTATGCACCAGCACCTTAAAGGAGGTTAATCATGGCTACGACACATACAGCTAGTATGGAAACCTCTCAGCCTCGGCTATTCCATGCCGGTATTACTGCGGCTCGCGCTCAGTATACAGCCGGTGAAACAGTATCGGCCTCTGCTATTGTCCAGATGATCAAGATTCCGAACCATGTTTGGGTTTTGGATGGTTACATGACGGGCGTTAGCGGTGCGGCTGATACGGTATGGAAATGCGGTGTAGTATCTGAGAGCGACTGCTCGGCAGCATTAACTCTTTCTTCCACTGCTTCGGCACATCGTCGGTTTAACGCCGTCGGTCTGCCGTTCAAGGTAAGTCTGAGTGATTCTGCTAATCCGCAGTACACCTGGTTATATCTGACCCATTCAACGGGTTCAGTGACAACCACTCACAGTCTCCAGGTTTGCGTCTTTTATAGCGCAACTGGCGCAGTGAGCTAACCAGCAACGAAAGTTGTTATCGAAAGGGGGCTTCGGCCCCCTTTCTTTTTGCCTCGCCCACGGGCGTTAAACCTCGCTGTCCAGCGTCAAAGGAGAAACCATGCAGGAAATTACCGATATTTTAAAGCGCGGTATTGAGTTACACAAAGCCCGCGAGCTAGATGAGGCTGAGACGATATACGACATTGCCTTATCGTTTTCGCCACAAGACCCCCGCGCCCTGTATTTAATGGGTACGCTTTACTCTGAACTAAACAGGGACGGGATCGCTACCGCGTTATTGATTAGCGCGATGAACATTCAGCCAACCAGTGAGATAGCGAATAATCTCGGTATTGTGTTAAGGCGTATCGGTCACGAGGCGGCGGCTTTGGAGGCTTACCAGACTGCCTTACAGATTGACCCGGAAAACTCGGATGCGATGTCGAATATGTCCGGTTATTACGTCAATCAGGGCGACCCGGCGAAGGGCGTTGAATGGGCTGAAAAGACCCTTGAGATTGACCCTGAGAATAAACCGGCAAAGTCTCATAAAGGTCTATGTTTGTTGGAGATGGGAGATTATGAAAACGGCTGGGAGTGGTACAAGGCTCGACATGAGTTGGATTCCTGGCACGAAAGGACTTACGCCCCCAGGTGGGATGGCAAAAAGGTCAAGAAATTAATTATTCACGGCGAGCAGGGTTTGGGTGACGAGATCCTGTTCATGTCCTGGTGGCCGCGCATTAAGGATATGGCCGACGAGATTATTATTGAAGTCACGCCAAGATTGAAAACATTGTTCGAGCGGTCTTTTGGAGTCCGGTGTTATACCGAGCAGTCAGAGGTTCCCGATACGGATATAGACGCTCAAGTGGCGATGGGCGATATGCCGAGTTTTCTTGGTGAACTCCCACCGAAGCATGACGGGTATTTAAAACCCGATCCTGAACGTGTGGCGTTTTACAGGGCGAGAATGGCCGAGCTAGGGGATGGCCCCTATGTTGGGTTATCGTGGAAAGGCGGGCTAAAGACGACCCACACACACCTGAGAAACACCACGATAGAGGACTGGCGACAGTTTACCGAGATAGGCACCCCGATTTCGTTGCAATACGGGTCTGCTGGCAAGGGGGCGGAGGTCTTGAATATCGCTCACTGGCAGGATGCGATAGATGATCTGGACGAACTTGCTGCATTGATTTCGGCGTGTGATCTGGTGATTTCGGTTTGTAATACCACCATCCACATGGCGGGGGCGTTAAATGTCCCTTGTTACGTTTTAACTCCGAGTAAGCCCGCCTGGAGATACGGCTTAAAGGGCGAAAGTATGCCCTGGTATGGGTCAACCACCATGCTCCGGCAGGAGGGCGAGGATTGGGGGCCGATATTAAAGGAGGCGCGAGAAAGATTAACGGCTTTCGTTAGACAGGAGGCCGCTTAAATGTTGGGTTCTCATGCCATGATCTCCGATAGCTACCGGGAGATGAATAAATCCCTTCACGCCGACAAGGAGAAGATTTACGGCGCTTCTGGGGGTCGCTGGGGGCGATTCATGGTTGATATGTGTCGTGATAACGAATTCAACACTTTGTTGGATTACGGGTGCGGCAAGGGCCATTTAAGGCGGGAAATCCTTAAATTAACGCCAAATATCAGGGTATCGGAATATGATCCGGCTATCGAAGGTAAGGAACAGTCACCGGAACCCGTTAACGTGGTTTTTTGCGGCGATGTGCTGGAGCATATTGAGCCTGATTACCTTGATGCTGTTCTGGGCGATATTGCTAGATGTGCTGAGAAAGCCGGTGTTCTTTACATAGCAACCAACGAGGCGGGGAAGTTTCTGCCGGATGGTCGGAATGCCCATTTAATACAGGAAGATATGTATTGGTGGTTTAACAAGATTTCAGAGTTTTTTGAGATCATTACCGCAACGGAATACAAACTGAATCGACTTTTGTTCATGGTCGTCCCGAAATGAGGCGGCGGCAAAAATTCGCTCTGATTAACGAGCAACCCAAGATTAAAAAAGGCCAGTGCCCTATCTGTCTGAAAATGATAGGTCGGGGCATAGCCGGACATATGAGGAAATGTAATGGCAACACTCGCGGAAATGCGTGCAACGATAGAGGGATTGTTGAATCGGGGTGATATTACCGATGACATTATTACGGCTATCCGGAGGGCGGTGAAGTATTACGAAAGACGACCTTTTTACTTTAATGAGGGCACGACTTCGGCCAGCCTAACAACCTCATCCAGTCAGGCATCGTATAACGTGCCGGATGATTTTGTATCTGACATTAACTTAATGGTGAACTATAACGGGCATCGTTACCCGTTAGAGAAAAAACCCCATCAATGGATTGAGTCGATTGATGTATCAAGTATCTACGGCCAGCCAAGTTATTATTCTATTTACGGGGAGCAGATACATTACTACCCCGTACCCAATCAAAGCCATACGGTTAGCCTGACTTATATCAAACGGTTGGCGACCTTATCCGCCTCAACGGATACCAACGCCTTTTTAACCCAGGCTGAAGACTTGATCGAAGCGAGAGCGATGTGGTGGGTAGCCTCTCGCAAGATGCGTAACTTGAATTTAGCGCAATCCTTTAAGGTAGATGAAAACGAAGCTCTGGGTGCGGTTGTGAGTGAGACAGAGCAACGCGCCTTATCGGGCAAGGTAACGCCGGATGGACTATGAACTAAAGGGCTACGCCCCTGACCTAGACCCTACGCTTCCCGGTGTCGTGCCGGAATGTGCGGCATGGATACCCTCAAACCGGGGCATGAAAGCGGCCCCCTCTCCGGTGGATTTAGGGTTTGATGCCCTGGCAGCGGAATGTCGTGGTGCGGCGATATTAAAACAACTGGACGATACGGCAAGGCTATTAGCTGGCACAACGACCAACATGTACGAGGAAGGTTCTGGTAGCTGGACTTCCCGCTATGCTTGTGGTGCGGGTGAGACATTAAGTGCTGTTCATAAGTGGTCGTTTGGTATCTTTGGGAATATTGAACTGGCTATCTCTCCCAATGTGCCGATGATCGGTTCAGATACGGGCGCGATGTCTACCATTGCCAAGGGCGGTGTTGATGCCCCTGCGGGCAGGGTCGTGGTGACGGTGGGGGATTTTGTTTTTGTATTTAATTACACCTTTGACGGAACCCATTACCCCGATGGGTGGAAGTGTTCTGCCATTGCCGATCATACGGACTGGACGGATGACGTAGCGACCCAGGCGGATTCGGGCCGTTTATATTCGACACCGGGAAAGATTATCGGAGCCAAGCGGTTTGGTGAAGGTGTCGCGGTTTACAAAAAGAACGCTATTTATATCGGCATTTATGAAGGCCCGCCTAAGATATGGCGATGGGTTGAGGTTCCCGGTGAAGTGGGTGCGATGTGTAACGAGGTGATTGTTGACATAGGAACCCCTGAAGACCCCAAGCATATTTTTATGTCGCCAGCGGGTGATTGGTATATGTTCGATGGTGCCAAGCCGGTTCCTTTATTCGCGCCATGTAAGGCTGAAGTTTTTGGTGAGTTAAATAATAAAAAGGAAGAAGAATGTAACGCTACGCATGACCGCATTAATGACCTGATTTACTTTTATTATCCGGTGGGTTCTAACGACTATTCGGACAAGTGCGTAGTCTATTCCTATCGGCAAGACCGATGGGGGCGCGATGATCGTGAGATTCACGGCGCAATAGAATATATCTCTACCGGCACAACTTACGGCGGTGTGGGTGCGTTATATTCGACCTATGCGGATTTACCGAATAATACTTATGGCAATGCGTTTCTAGGCGATAGCCAGATATTGCCTGCGGTATTTAATGCCTCTGACAAGATTGTAACCTTAACCGGAACCGCAGGGAGTTCGTCATTTACCTCTAACGAGTTTGGCGACGACACGATGTATACCATGTTAACGCGGGTTAAGCCGAGATACCTAACGGCACCCTCAAGCGCACAGATGTTAAATCGGTATAAATACAATATCGGTGATTCATTTACAGACGATACAACCACGAGCGAGACATCTGAACGGTTCGATGTCATGCGTGAAGCCCGGTGGCATCAATGTCGTTTTGACTATACGGGCGATGTTGAGATACCAATGGCGAAGATAGACCTTATGGTAAGTGGTGATGAGTAAATTTACCAATTCACTATGGCCGTATAAATACAATCGTCAAACGATAACAAGACTACTACAACCATTAGCAACAACGTTTAACCAGATGGTTGATGGTTATCTGTTTCAGGTTGCGGATAGTGCGCCTATTACGACAAGTCGCACATTAACCGCTGCGGAGTCTTTTGCCCCGGTGGACGCTTCGGCTTCGGCGGTGACGGTTTATTTATTATCGGCTAAAGAGACAAAAGGAAAAAGGTTCACGGTGAAGAAGATAGATTCCAGCGCCAACAAGGTGATTGTTGATGCGAGTGGTAGTGAGACGATAGACGATGCAACCACGGCGACATTAAGCGCACAGTATGAATCTATTTGTACTATGTCGGATGGTTCGGAGAACTGGATAGTTTAATGGCTTATCAACCTGATTTAGTGAGTAGTGATCCCGGTATAAGCGATCCTATGCTGGGGATTCCAGCGGGGAACTATAGCGGGTATTCCGTAGTCAACAAGTTTGGACGGTCTACAAATGTAGACTCCGGCGTAGCCACGGATATTCACGATGGCGCAAATGCCGACAGTTACCCCACTGCCGCGCTAGATGACCGAGACACCTGGCAAGCGCCTACACAAGCCAGAACACACCAGATTAAATCGACTGATG